CGTGGAAAACCAGGATGCTGTCAGCACGAATGTGCAAGTCCCGCTGGACCAGCATGTTTATGTTTCGTTCACGATCAAGGACGGCGAAGCCACGAAGGCTTTCCAGGACTTGGTTGACATCTATCTGACGCCTGCCGCGATGCAAATTGCGCGAACAGTTGACAGGGTTTTGGTCGGACAAGTCCACCAATTCCTTGACAACACGGTCGGTCGTCTGATGGAGATGAGCGAGTCGAATGCCAAGGACTTCCTCCTGGAAGCGCGGGAAAAGATGAACGTCAATAAGGCATATGCTTCGGGGCGGAACCTGGTTCTGTCTCCTCAGTCTGAGACTGAGATGCTGAAGACGGAATTGTTCATTAGTGCTGAGAAGCGTGGTGACGAAGGTACAGCCCTCCGTGAAGCGAGTCTTGGTCGTCTCTTGGGCTTTGATTCTTATATGGATCAGAACGTGCCCGCCATTACAAAATCCGCTACAGTGGACTATCTTGATGGTGTTACTGATGAGACGGAGCCTCTTGGTGAGACTACGATGAATGTGACGATTGCTGCCTATGCCGCCATCCCCGGAGAGTATATCTGGTTTGAGGGCGAAGGTCAGCCTCACGTCGTCGAAGCCTCGACCGGTACAGGTCAGACAACTTCGTTGAATATTGTTGAAGGCTTGAAGACTGCCACGGCGAATGCCGCTGTAGTTACTCTGTACAAGTCCTGCGATGTGGCCGCTAACTATTCGGCCGGCTACTCCAAGGGTCTTGTCATTGAGAATTACACAGCGACTAAGCCACCTGTTTCTGGCCAATTGCTGGCGTTTGGTACTGGTGTGACACGTCAAACGTACACCATTATCGAGTCTTACCTCGATGGCAGCGATTACACGGTCTACCTGGATCGTCCGTTGGCCCTCGGCGTTACGACTGGTTCTAACACCGCGTTCCCAGGTCCGACTGGTGCTTTCAACCTGGCATTCCATAAGAACGCGCTCGCCCTCGTCACTCGCCCACTGGCTCTGCCGAACACCGCCCTAGGCGTTCGCTCCAGCGTTGGTGTGTACAATGACATAGCGATGCGTGTTTCCATGCAGTACGACCTCACTGCCCAGGGTACACAGGTTACCTTGGACCTCTTATGTGGTGTTGCAGTGCTGGATGAGAATCTAGGTTGCGTCCTGCTCGGCTAATTCGAGTTAAGTTGATTTTATCCGGGGTGAGGTAACTCACCTCACCCCGGTTTTCTTTGGCTCGGAGGAAGAGGCTATGGATGTAATTATGTTTGATTGGCAAACTATGCTGCGAGAACTAGGTCCCCTGATGGGGGTCATTCTCTTCTTCATTTGGCGCGATTGGAAGCGAGAAGTACGCCTTTCTGAGCGTGTGGAAAAACTCGAAGATTACCAGAAAGAAACTCTTGTTCACCTTGTGGAAAAGGGTACAGCCGCTCTCGTACAAAGCTGTGAAGTTATTAAGTGGATTAGTCGTACCCTTGATCGTGTGTCTACGAAGTGTCCTCACATGGGGGCTTCTTATCAAGACTTATCTGATATGACGGATGTTACCAATGGCTGATGAAAACCGATCACTTAATCGTTTCATTAGACGCACTATGTACAGTTTGAAAAGACAGTATGGTAGTAGGGTCGATGTATATCAACTCAATGATGCAGACACAGATTATGAGACAGGCGTTAAAACAGTTGACAAATCAGTAAACATTGTGCGGAAGTGCATTGTGTTACCAGCTAAAATTGCCCGAGAAGTTGTGCAAACGATTTCAAATATCTCGGCAAATAAGCTGTTTGTCGTGGGCGGCACTTATGACGCCGGAACTCGGATGTTCATTATCGACACAAGAGATATGCCCACGGACTACGAGTTCACTATGGATGATTGGATCATCTATAATGGGCGTCGATACGACATGAAGAGTGTCGAAGAGTTCGAGCAACATACGGCTTGGACGATTATTGGGAAAGAAGTGAAAGGTGTGCGACCTGAACAAGTTTTCTTCGCACACATCACTGATAAGTTGACACTAGAACAAGATGCCGACGGAACCGTCTAACTGGAGTGGTATATTATGGCAACAACATTGGACGAGAACCTGGCACGATGGGTTTTTGCTTCAGTCGCGGTGTATTTTAAGGCCGTCGCGGACGGGCTTAGTTTACCTCTTTTGGTCGAAGGCGTCGATGAGCGTGAGTCTGAAACAATGGAGGAAGACCACGCTGAACTACGTCTTACCGGTCCTTTTGTTAGGGAAGTTAGCCACGGAATGTGGCGAACATGGACTGATATTAACATCTTGTTGACTACTAGAATGTTCATGTCCCGAGAGGATGCGTATGGAATCGCGCGTCTGGGCGGCAAGTTTGAACAGGCTATGACGGAACGTATCCCTATTTACAAGTACGGCCCTGATGTTGGCGATGACGATTCGTTAATTGACTGCTTAACCCAGAGGAGAGGGAAAGCAGAAGCAATCAAGTTATTTCACTTTGGCCAAATAAGTCGCACTGACCGAATTCGTCAAGCGGTGATAGACGCTCGGTATGAGATGTATCTGAAGGTATGAGTATGTGGTATCTTTACACAATCACTAATCAGGTAAACGGCAAGCAGTATATTGGCATTTCTAGCCAACCTGCTCGCCGTTGGATCGAGCATAAGTGTGGCCATGGCTCTAAGCTAGTTTATCAAGCAATCAAGAAATACAGTCTTGAGAATCTGAGATTTGATCCTCTTTATATGGGCTGTGAGGAAGAGATCAAACAGCTTGAGGTTATTTTGATAGCTGCATGTGAGACGATGGCACCTGATGGATATAACCTAACTGAGGGTGGCGAAGGTTCTACAGGTTGGAAACCTAGCATTGAAACGCGCCGGAAAATGAGTAAGACTCATTCTGGTAAGAATAATGCAATGTATGGTAGGAAGCATAGTAAGGAAACAAAGAAGAAAATAGCTAAGAAAGCTAAAGCAAGAAAATGGACTGAAGAACACTGTAAAAAGAACTCAAGGCCAGGAAGTAAGAATCCTAAAGCTAGGAAAGTTCTTGTAAACAATAAGAAGTACGACTGCATAAAAGATGCAGCAGAAGTTATAGGAATAAAAGCCGCCACTTTACGTGCGAGGCTTAGTCGTTACAACAAAACCGGTAACTGGCCACCTGGGTGGCGTTACTTAGACTAAATTTTTGTACAGGAGATACATCATCGCACGCATAGAATTGAGAGACACAACCATCTATATTCAAGATGGTTTGAGCGGCTCCGCGACAATTGAAGAAGCCACTCCAGGTGCAACAGATACCGACGTCGATATCAATACGGTAGTTCTGAATTCGACCGTCACTACCTTGGTGCCGGTCGGCGCACGCTTTACGGTTAATACCGCGAACAACGTAACTACATATACCGTCACTGCCCGTCACGGGGTCAATGAACAGGTTACTGTTAACATTGATGACTCCTCCTCGGGCGGTAACTTCACTCTAACATTTGGTGGCTACACCACAGGGAATATTGCCTTTGATGCCACCTTTGGAACTGTCCAAACTGATCTAGAAGGACTGACATCAATCGGCGTCGGCAACGTAAGTGTAACCGGTGGCCCTGGTCCAACAACAGATTGGGTCATTGAGTTTATCGGCGATTTAAGAGGCACAGACGTGGGAGCGGTAACAGGTGACGGTTCTAACCTCACAGGAGGTACGACAGTTGTCACTATCACAGTGACGGTGCCGGGCGATGCCGACACAACAACGAATGTCGAGTTTACACCCGCTTGGGGCGCAATAGCTCCAGCGCAGAGTGATGTGATTACCTTCATTGCACAACGGATTGATGTGAAAATTGGCGAAGGTAATATCACTTGGACCGAAGCCAAGGAATATGAGTACTTGCTTGATCGTGGCGATCTCGACACGGTTAAGGAAGGCGACGAGCAACCGCTCGATGTATCCTTGGAATTTGTCTATGAGCATATCACAACTGGTACTGGTGAGGATATTACACCAGTCGATGCTCTGAAGCAGCAAAATGAAGCTTCAGAATGGGTATCAAGTTCTTCTGACTTGTGCGAACCCTATTCTGTTGATATGGTTGTGCTGCATTGTGTTCCGTGCGGTAGTGAGGAAGATGAACAAACCATTTTCGCTGACTTCCGGTACGAGTCACTGGATTTTGACCTTTCAGAAGCGACGATCGCTGTGTCTGGTCGATGTAATGTGAGTGAAGCTACCCCGACCCGAGGAAACCTGGGCGATTGTAGCGCTTAATCAAACCTAAATTCTTGTACAGGAGATACATCACATGGCACGTATAGAATTAAGAGACACAACCATCTACATTCAAGATGGTTTGAGTGGGTCTGCAACAATCGCAGAATCCACTCCAGGTGCGACAGACACCGACGCTGATATCAACACGGTTGTTCTGAATTCAACTGACACGGAACTAGTGCCGGTTGGCGCACGTTTTACAATAAATACTGCAAACAGTGTGACTACGTATACCGTTACCGTAAGGACACCGGCTACTACGAGTCCAACAACGAATGTCGAGTTTACACCCGCTTGGGGCGCAATAGCTCCAGCGCAGAGTGATGTGATTACCTTCATCCCACAACGGATTGATGTGAAAATTGGCGAAGGGAATATTACTTGGACGGAGGCCAAAGAATACGAGTACTTGCTAGACCGTGGCGATCTTGACACGGTTAAGGAAGGTGACGAGCAGCCGCTCGACGTATCTTTGGAGTTTGTCTATGAACATATCACAACTGGTACTGGTGAGGATATTACACCAGTCGATGCTCTGAAGCAGCAAAATGAAGCTTCAGAATGGGTATCAAGTTCTTCTGACTTGTGCGAACCCTATTCCGTTGATATGGTTGTGCTGCATTGTGTTCCGTGCGGTAGTGAGCAAGATGAACAAACCATCTTCGCCGACTTCCGGTACGAGTCACTTGACTTCGATTTGTCTGAAGCGACGATCGCTGTGTCTGGTCGATGCAACGTGAGTGAAGCTACACCAACTCGTGGAACACTGGGTGACTGTAGTTAAGTATCTTAGTAGGGGCGGGTACGCCCGCCCCTACATTTTCTAACCCTAGGGAGACATTGATATGAGAATCGGAGGAGTAGAGATCAAGGGTCCGGCAGAAGAAGTTCTTGTCCTGCCGCGTCTTGATGGTGATGACATTGTTATCCGTGCAGTCGCTGTATTGGATATGGATGAGTTTGAAGCCCTTTGTCCCGTGCCTAAGCCGCCCGGGATGCGTACCAAGGCTGGTTGGGCACCGAACCCTAATGACGAAACATACAAGGAACGAGTGACTCAACATGGTGAGCAGCGGTTTGCTTATATGGTTTTGAAGTCCCTTGAGCCGAGTGAGATCGAGTGGGAAAAGGCTGACGTCAATAATCCCTCGACGTGGCTTGAGTGGCAAGATGAACTTAAAGATGCTGGTATCTCGTCTACTGAAATCAATCGCATCATTGTTTGTGTAATGCAGGCAAATGCTTTGGATGAAGCCAAGTTGAAGGAAGCCCGCGAGGTTTTTCTACGTGGTCCAGTTCAGGAGCCAAGCGAATATTGTGGCCCCGATACCGAACTGGAGAATACGCAATCTGGCGATCCTG